AGTGGTGTAATTGTTGGTGGAATTGGTGGAGCTATATCTGAGCTATGGTATAGCGGTGATAGTTTTATGCAGGAGTTGTTTTGGTATGTTGATCCAGAGCAACGTAATGGTGAGGGTCATAGGTTATTAAAGAGGTTGGAATCCCATGCTAGAGGTGCTAATATACGTTTTGTGTTAATGGCTAGCCTTGCTGGTTCACCTAAGGTTGATAGTTACTATGAGCGTTGTGGTTATATTCAATCGGAGAGTATGTTTATGAAGGAATTGATATAATGGCTATTGCTACGGCTACATTACTTGCAGGTGCAGCATTAGCGGCTAGTGCTGGTGCGGCATTAAAGGCGGGCAAAGCCCCCAAGGTTGGTGGGTCTGCTGTTGCGGATACTCAAGCTGCTGCTCGTAAAGCTAAGAGGTCTAGATCTGCCTTGTTTGAGACTGCTGGTGGCGTTAAGGGTGAGGAAGTTCTTGGCGGTGGTGTTCAATCTCGAAGTAGTACATTGCTGGGGAATTAAATATGCTTACTGATTTTGACAATATACAATCTAGATACACTGAATTAAAGGGTGAGTGGGAGCAATATAAGCCTGTATGGGAGGATATAGCTCACTTTGTTGGTATTGCTGTTGATATGCAGAATACTGATAATAAGGGTAAGAGCAGCAAGTCTCGTGATCTTGATGAGTACGTTGATGATCCTACTGCCGCGCTTAGTGTTAATCAGGCTGGTGATTATACTATGGGTATAATGTGGGGTACAGGTGATCGTGTACTTAGTATTAAGCCTTCTCGTTATGTTACAGAGTTGGTTGATCCTGCGGCTATTCAGGATTACTATGATTTTTGCACTGATCAGTCATTATATCACATGAACCATGCTAGTGCTGGTTTATCCACATCTATGAAGTCGTATGTATATGATCAATTTTCATTTGGTACATCTGGTGTTGGTGCGTTTAAGAATAATGCATTCCTTGATGGTGTAGATGATAATGCTTTTGTGTTCCGTCCTTATGGTATAGATAATACTGTTATTGATGAGGGCAAATCTGGTCAGCCAGAGGTTGTATTTAGTGCTTATAATTGGCGCGTTAGTCGTATCATAGCTGAGTTCGCTAAGACTGATGGTGTATTTGATGTTGCCAAGTTTGATAAATTGCCTAAGCCTATACGTGAGGCATATAATAACAAGAAGTATGGTGAGCAATTCCAGATTATATTCGGTGTATTTCCTCGTGATGATTTTAACCCCAAGTTAAAAGGTAAGCGTGGCACTCGTTATCGTGGAGTATGGTTCTTAGATGATCAAAATAATGGTGAAATTTTCTTAGAGGAGGATTTCTCAGAGCGTCCTATTGCTATAGCTCGCGCTATTAAGGTTCGTGGTGAGGTTTATGGTCGTGCGTCTGGTACATTATTGTTATCCACTATTCGCTCTGTTAATTTCATGGTTGGAACGGCTATTGAGATTGTAGAGAAGATGTCTAAGCCGTCTCTTGGTGTATTTAATAATTCTATATTTGGTGATAGTGTATTTGATACCAGCCCTGATAGTTTGGTTGTGTTTAACTCACAAATGACTGAGGGTAGTGGTGGTAGTGCGCCTGTATTCCCTATACATGATGTTGGTGATCCGTCAGCTATATTGCAATTCTTAGTTCCTTATCTTAATGAGAAGATTACAACTGCATTTAAGGTTGATGCCCTTCTTGATTTTAACAGTGCTAAGGATATGACTGCTACAGAAAGTTTGCAGAGATATGCTATTCGTGGCAAATCTCTTTCTGGTTTCTTATTGCAGCAAAAGAATGAGTTCTTAGTTCCTTTAACCAATCGTTGTATTTCTATATTGGTTGATATGGGTGAGCTTGGTGTTAATCCTATTGAGGATAAACCAAGAGCTGAACAACTCATTAGTATAGGTAAATCTGAGCGTGTTATTCCAGAGGCTATCTTGCAGGTTATGGAGAGTGGTCGTCCTTGGTTTGAATTAGAATTTAATAATGAGCTTGAGAAATTAACGCGCACTGAGGCGGTTCAAGACCTTATCCAGATGATACAAGCTATAACGGCTATTGCTGCCCTGTATCCTGATATTATAGAGGCTATAGACTGGTATTCATTATTGGCTGATGTTAATGATAACCTTGATTACAATAGTAAGGTGATGTTATCTGCCAGTGAGTTTAAGGATAAGATCGCTGCTATGGCTAAGGAGCGTCAGGAAATGATGGCTATGCAAGCGCAGCAAGTTAATGCTCAGACTGGCAAGGATAATGCCCAAGCTAATAAGTCAAACTCGGAGGCTTTGAATAATGTCGGATGATTTAAACAATACAGTAAGTAAACTTCTTGCATCTCGTGAGGACAGGGAACGCGCTGAGGCTGTAGTTATAGAGAATATTAAGGAATATAAGCGCTCATTGAATGATGTTGCTGCTACTCCATCTGGTGAGTTATTCCTTAAAACACTAATTAAGGTATTTGGTATCCATAACCCTAAGGGTAATTTGGATGCTGTATCCTTGATACGTGCTAATGCCAAGAGTGATATATATCTTGAGTTTATTAGACCACATCTTGAAATTGAACTTAGACAAAAAATAGAAAGCTAACATGACAGATACACCTATAGATACACCAGCCCCAGAGCCAGTGGTAGAACCTCAGGCTGCTGATACACCAGCGGTAGAAGCTCCTGAATCGCGCTCGGATGTAACCAGTGATTTCTCACTTCCTGATGAATATAAGGATAAACCATGGGCTGCTAAGATAAAGTCTCATGATGATGCTTATAAGCAGATAGACAACCTTAATACTTTGGTTGGTAAAAAGACATTACAGCCATTGGATTATACAACGGCCACCAGTGAGGAGATAGCCGCGCATCATAACTCACTTGCCCCTGAGAATATTCTTGACTATGGATTAAGCCAAGAGGATGATTCCCTTGATTTCTCTACGTTTCTTGGTGAGACATATAAGGAGGCTGGATTAACTCCACATCAAGCTAAACTTCTAAATGAGAAGGTAACAACCAAGACTGTTGAGATGGAGGCTGCTAGAACTGCTGCTGCTGCTGATGGTGGTGAATATCTTAAAATGTTGGATGCTAGTTTTGGAGATGGTAAGGGTGAAAATATTGGTAAAATGCTTGACGGCAAGATTACGGAATATGCCAACAAAGCGGATGTTGCTTTATTGCGTGATGGTATTCCTAATAATACACGCCTTGCGCTTGATCGTATCCTTTATAATATATTGGATAAGCATGGTGCTAATGAGAGCGGTTCTCAAGTTGAGGGTGATGCTGGATCAACTTCAACGGTTAGTGTCGAAGATTCTAGGCGTGATATCAGGAAGCAATTAAGGGATATAGAGGGCAAGCCCTTTGTTGGAGAGCGAAAAGCTGAACTTATTAATAAATTAAACTCACTATATAAATAGAAAATAAATTAAGGATACAAATTATGAAAGCGTTAAAAATTACTATATCTGGATCATACAGAACTGCCAAAGGTGATGTTGTTGATTTTGAAGATGTCACTGGAATTATTCCTAAAGTCGATGAAGATTTGGCAATTATGCATGTCCAAAGTAGATATTCTGTTCCTTGGATTAAGTTGGCTAAAAACAAAAAGGGTGATTTCCTGTATCCACAAAGGGTTGATACTGTTCGTCAGGTGTTTGTGGATGATATTACTGATTATGAGATTAGGTTTTCTTACCTTGGTAAGGATATTAAAGCCATGTCATATATCGAGCTACAAGATGTGGCTACTGCTAATGACCTTCGTAAAGTGCCGTTACCCAAAGAGTTGTCTGGTGTCTCATTACGTGAGATTAGGCAGCAAGCTTATCTTTCTTACTCAGACATAGTGCTTGGTAAATTTATTGATGTTGATGCCGATGATTTTAATTTCTCAAAACTACCGCCTATTATAGTTGATGATAGTGTCCATAGGGATACGTCTGGTAAAATAACAAATGATGAGATAATTAGCGGTGAACAAGATAATCGTAGCACTAGCCCTGCTAGGGAGAGTTACACAATAGCTGATCTTAAGAAGATTGCTGATGGCAAGGGCATTAACTATCATAGTTCTATTGGCTTTGATGCCTTGCATACAAGATTATTTGGTGGCGCATCTTAAAACAATAATGTATATATAATATATTGTTTTATGTTTTTCCTAGAAATAGCGGGTTAATCCCCGCTATTTTTTTTGTTTGCAATAATATTTGTTTATGCTAATATTACGGCAAGTGGACACTCACACTCTGTGACCCATATTGAGGTTAGCCGACTATAACGGTAAAAGACCCCCTGTGGATACTCTTTGATAAAATAAATTTCACATTTTAAAAAGGAGTATTGAAGATGCCTTCAAATACTATAAGCCCGAGCATTGACCAAGGAGCTAGACTGAATTTCCAAGACAGTTTCTATGAGCTTGCTCAACAAACTAACTCTAAGTTGGTTGCTAGTAATGCAATCACATTCCTAACCTCTAGTGGTAAGACAAACAATATGGCTCGTATGGGTCGTTTGGAACTAACGGAAGTTAATACACGTAATCCTGACAAACAGTTTGGTGATTACAATCTTGATAACCGTCAGTTCACAAAACGTCGTTTTACTAAAACTGTTCAAATTGATGCCAAATATGACATTAATGAGCTGTTGAAAGATCCGACAAGTGATATTCTTAAGCAACTAAACAATGCTAAAGAGCGTGTTATTGATCGTATTGCTATCTCTGCTGCAACTGGTGCTGTTCTTACTGGTGCTCCTGATGCCGCTACCACATCAACTAGCGCATCAACTGATGGTGTTATAACCATTGATGGAACATCTGGCTTTGTTTATGCTATCGTTCAAAAAATTACTGAAAATTATATCAATAACGATATTCCTTACAGTACATTTTCTGGCGCCACGATTTGTATAGCAGGTAAAGAAAACACTAACCTTATGAGTGAAGATAAATTCATTAATAATGATTATATCTCTGGTCGCCCTGTTGAAAAAGGCGTGATGGATAAGACTGGTGCTTTCCGAGTAGAGCTATTTGCTGGTTCAGTGAATGGTGGTATTCAGGTTACTAATCCAATCTTGCCTGAATCTGCTACAGAGCGTTCTTGTGTTGTTTTAGCCCCTATGTCTATCGCTATGGCGATGGAAATTGGAGATATTGGCGTAGACAAAAGCACAACTAAGGTTAATTCTTGGGACATTACTATTGATTTTTGGATCAATGCTATGCGTACCGAGGGTGTTCTTGTTCAAATCATTACCACAACACTATAGGAGGCTAATATAATGGCTACTGGAATAAGAAGTAACGGATATACTGAATATCCACTAAACCCGCTTTACAGCGGTGGTAAAAAACTAAAGTCAGCTTTTTATCATAAGACTATTGCAACTGGTGCAGGAACTAATACCTTGCACATTCTATCAGGCGCACATAGTTTTGATGATAAGATTGCGGCAATTGTTGGAGCTACACCAGCCCTAACATCTGCTACTGATAATGATCTTGGTTTTTACAAACTAGAAGAAGATGGCACATTCACTGCTCTTGGTAGCGGTGATGAGTTGTGGAATGGCGTTACATTAGCAACCGCTCTTTCTTATCGTGAACTTCTAGGCACACTTAACACATCCCTTGATCGTGATGATAGTATTGGAGCAATCCTTAGTCTTTCATCTGAGAGTGAGCCTGTTGGCGGTGTTTATCTAGGACTTTTGATCAAGACTGCATCTACTGCTGCAAGTGTTGATCTTAAGCTAGAAGTAAAAATTGAAGAAGCTACTACTAAATAGTTTTCCTTGATATTGTAAGAGGGGTCGTATCTGCCCCTCTTGCTTTTTGATTTAAAAAAGGTGATGAAATGGCTATAGATTCAAAAGTAGAATTGTGCAATATGACTATCGGTCTTCTTGGCAACTATGGAACTATAGAAAACATTGATACCCCCACAAATGATAAAGAGATAACATGCTCATTATGGTATGATATATCTATGCAGGTCTTCCTAAAGACTATTATGCCTAACTTCGCTATTTCAAGAAAAAGAATTGCACAAGTATCAGAGGATATACCCTATCCATTCACTTATGGTTATGAGTATCCTAGCGATTGTCTTAAGGTTCTTGGTATAGGTGCTATTGAAGATAAAACTAATGATTACACAGTAAATAATAATAGAATATACACTGACGTTCTTTATGAGGATGGATTACCCCTTAGGTATATCAAGAATTTTACCGATGTGTCTTTAATGTCGCCTGAATTTAAGATGGGTTTTGCGTGGTTCTTTGCTGCGAATATAGCTATGGAAGTAACTCAGGATATGCAAAAAGCAAATAGATTTGAGAAGTTACTGCCGTCAAAATTATCTGCTATATCTGGTGTAAACGCTCAAGAGAATTTACCAATAAGAATTAGTAAATCTAAGTTTAAAGAGAGTAGATACTCTGGTTTTGCGTCTAGCGATAACAAGAGGTAGTAATGGCAAATATAGTAACTGCATATAGTAACTTCGCTAGAGCAAAGATAGATCATGATATGATGGGTAGGTTTGACCTGCCTATATACCAAACATCTTATGATGTTTTTGAGAATTTTGAATCTAACTTCAAGGGTAATGCTATATATCGCGCTGGCTATGAGGATATGGTTGGTGAGTTTCAAGATTGCGTATTCCAAGAATTTCGTTTTACCAATGACCAAAATTACCTAATGGTGTTTTACAACACTAAGATTAGGTTTATGACCTATGATGCAAATGGTGTGTTCGGCTGGGTTCTTAGTGGTGGTTCACCATTAGAGGTTACGACCTCATATACACTTGCTCAGTGCAAGGAGTTGCAATTTACGCAAAATGGTGACGTTACAGTTGTTACTCACCAGAGCCATGCTCCTCAAGATTTAACTAGAGTATCCGCCACCAGCTTTACTATAGCTGCTCATTCATTAACACCATCAGACCCTTTTGGATCTGGTGAGTTCCCTGCATCATGCTTGTTTTACAAGGCTCGTCTTTATTTTGCCAATACACCAAGTAAGACAACGACAATATGGGCAAGTGAGGCTAGCGATTTTAATAAATTTACCATCCCTGCTACAGCTACGGATATATCACCATTGCAATTTACTATAGCTGAGATAGTGCAGCCTATTGAGTGGTTATTTGGTGCAGAGAACTCTTTGATTGTTGGAAGTGCTGATGCGCCAGTATCAGTCAATGGTGGTGGTGTAAGTGTGGCTATTAAAGCTGACACCATAGAGGCTGATAAAACCTCTGGTGATGGCTCTAATGGCTCTATTCCATTTAATAAAGATGGTCAGGTATTCTACATTGGTAAGAATAACCGCAATATGTATTATTTTAGTTATGATTTATTGACTGAAAGCTTCTTGTCTAAGGACGCTAATCTTATTTCTTATGATATTACCAATAGTGGCATTGGCAAAATACGTCATAAGAAGGATCGTAATGATATTATTTACGGACTTAAGGGTGATGGTGATATTGTATCTCTTAATTTTAAGGAGTCAGAGAATATTGTTGGCTGGCATATTCACTCGACACCAAATGGGTTGTTCAAAGATATAGCTGTTATTACAGATAACGATGGAAACCCTCAATTGTTCTCATTGGTGCTTAGGGATGGTGCATATTTTATCGAGCGCAGGGCAGAAAATGTTGAATTTTCTAAACGCTCAGATTTCTTTACCGATGATGAATCTGCGGATGATGAGGCTTACAATAGAAAGATAGCTGAGGAATTTAATACTACCCTTCATCTTGATAATTCCATCATGGCTTCTAACTTGCAAGAGGGTAATACAATAACCTTTGGTTCTGGTGCTGGTTTTTCTTCTGGTTTTTCTTCTGGTTTTAGGATAACGGCAACTGGGGGTAGTATATCTGCGGCTAGTCCTGTTTTTTCATCTGGTGATGTTGGTAAGCATATTTCTTACAAAACCGATACTGGGTATGAGAGTGGTAGGTTTTTAATCACAGCATATAACAGCACTACGAGTGTGAATGTTGATATCTTGCAAGCACCAACTACTGATACTTATGATGATTGGTATTTATCCTTTGATAGCATATCTGGGCTAACTCAATATATCGGAACAACAATAAGTGTTGTTACTGATGGTGGTTACTTAAATGACTTTGCAATAACTGATGATACCCTTGAGCTTGGTGGTCAGGTGTTAGCTATATCTGTTGGTTATGGCTATAGGGGCGTAATAAAATCATTTAGCCTAGGCTTCCAAAATGGTGCTGAGAATACTCGCTAACAAGTGATGATATTAATTACCTGCCGCCCTTACCAATGGACGGAACAAAATTTATAACTTATGGTGACAATAGCTCTATAGATAAATACTTTTACATCATACAAGACAAGCCATTACCATTGGTGGTGGTTAGTGTTATGATAGATGCAGATTATACAATAACAAGGTAGTATTGAGATGGCGTTAGCTACAGCATTATTAATTGGGTCGATGGCTCTAAAAAACATTACTGCGCAAAAGGCTGCGAAGAATGAAGCTAAGGCGATAACTCGTCAGGGTGAGATTAATGCTGCCAATAAATCAAAGGAAATAAGAGCAAAGGCGGCAAGGGTACAGGGGTCATTTCTTAATTCGGGACTTACACTTGAAGGAACTCCGATGTCGTCTATACAAGGTATATTCTCGACTGGACAAGAGGATATTGAGCAGATTATAGGAAACGCTAATACTGCATCTAAGAATATAGTATCTCAAGCAAGATCCAAGGCATTGTCTAACATAGCTGGAACTGCTGCTGGTCTTGATTTTGGAGGAGGTTCTTCTTTTGGTGGTCATCTAGATTTAGGCGGAGAACTTAAAGGTATAAATGTTCCGTTCACAGGAACTAAGCACTCATTTAGTGATGGAATAATTGTTCCACCAACAAAACCTACAAGGATTAATTTTTAATGGCTAGTAGAGATTTAAGCACATTTAGAACTGTAACAGGTCAGGTAGCAAAAGCACCAGATACCACTATGAACGTGATAGCTGATTTTGGTGCAGAGATAGCAAGGCAAAACCAAGAGGCTAAGATTAATGAAAATTTGGCTAGCGCACAATTAGACCTAACATCATTACAGGCAGATTACCAAACTAAGTGGCAGGGTGATCCTACAGGCGGTCTTAAGGAATATAAGGTAGCACGTAAAGAACTTCTGGATGGGTACGGCTCTGATATATCACCATTATTCAAACGACAATGGACTAACCTTACTGCTGAGATTGAGGGTAAGAATAATATCCACCAGCAAGCTTGGGTTACTGAGCAAACTCGTAAGAACACAATAACATCTGTCAATAAGAGCATTGAGACAACCATGCAGCAAGCTTATGTTGATGGTCAGAAATTTGGTGCTAGTCCAGATACCATATTAGAATCATTCTCTAATTATGATACGCAACTTAATCAGTACAAACAATATGCAGAGAAGAATTTAGGTTCTGAAAATGCTGCTGTATTATTTAATGATATAGAAGAGGATGTTATGAAGATGCGTATATCTGGGGTAATGGAAAATAATCCTATGATGGCTCTTAATATCCTTAATCAAGAGGGTGTTCGGGATAAGTTTACTGACCAAGCACAATATGGAAAAATGAAACAATCAGTAGAAAATAAAGCTAAAAACTTTCAAGCTATTGCTGTGCAGAATGAGGTTCTTAATAAATTATCAAGCAATAGTGATATTATTAATAGGTCTGCCGATGATCCACCAATATCTTATGCTGAGGCGCAGAAATTAAAGGTTGGTATGTCAGAGCCAGCACAATCATATCTTGATAAGATGATGGGTTTTAAAACCTCATCTGGTGTGAGTGGTGGAAAGAAACTAAGTAATACTGAGAAATCT